TTGCTACCGCAATGTTTGAAAACCAGGGGAACGTAGAAAAAGCCATTAATGACGCAATTCGCTCAGCAATTTCTAAGTGGATTCCAGAACTAACTGTAAACAACATTTTTTTAAAAGGGTTTTTGGACACCGGAGCAGTAACAGTTGAGCTTAATGTGAGCTTACCAGATTTTATTGAAGACAACATTACTGTGGTAACTACCACACTAAATCCAGACGCGACTACCACGAGGTGATGAAAAATGGCTAATGAAGTACCTTCCCAAATAGACTATACCTCTAGAGACTATCAAGCTCTGTTAGAAGACCTAACAAGCTTGGTAAATGTTAGAACAAACTATGCGTGGACTGCTGATGACCCAAGCGATCTAGGAACTATTCTTTTAGAGTCTTTTGCTTACATGGGAGACATTCAATCTTATTACATTGACCGAGTAGCTAATGAGCTAACTCTTGATACAGCCGCACGTAGAAAAACACTAGTGGATATTGGCAAGTTGTACGGTTACAGAGTTTCAGGCCCTACACCTGCACGTCTTAACGTTGTTTTTGAAAACATAAGCGATGAGGCAATAGATATTCCAGTAGGAACTCAAGTGCTAGCTACGTTGCTTTATGGAGACTTTACAGAAGTATATTTTGAAACAACTGCCAGTGCAACTCAGTTAGCCCCTGGAGACACAGTTACTCTTGCTTGTCAAGAAGGAAAGACCGTAAACACTGATCGCCCTGACTTAATTAGCCCTACTACAAATAAGCCACTGCCAGTAAACCTAGGTGTTTCTGACGGAACAGCGCAACAGATTGTAGAACTAATTGACACCAATGTTGTAGACGACTCTATAGTTGTTTATGTTGGACAAGGCGTAGCTTTTACTCCTTGGAGTTATGTAGAGTCTTTAACTGAAGCTGGGCCAAACCAACTTGTGTTTACTACAAATGTAGACGCAGACGGAAACGTTTCTTTAGAGTTTGGTGACGGCATCAATGGTGCTATCCCTCCCGCAAACCAAGTAATCAGCGCTTTGTACCGAATTAGTGCTGGTGCAGCTGGTAACTTAAACTCAGGAACGGTTGAAGAAGTTACTTTTATTCCAGGAAATATTCTTCCAGAAGCAATTGGATACCTAGCTGTTTCTAATCCTTCTGCTGCTTTTGGTGGAGCAGATGGAGATGACAACGATCAAATCCGCACTAAAGTAAAAAATGCAATTACTACTCGTCGTAGAGCGGTGACCCTAGCAGATTACGCTGCTTTAGCTTCTCAAGTTTCAGGTGTAGGTAGAACAAAGTCTGTTGCCGGAGTATATAGCTCAGTAACCCTATATCTACAGACACAAAACGATGACTCTGTAACTCCCGGCATAGTTAGTGGATCTGCAACATCTTCTTGGACATCGCTATCCTCAAGAGTATCTTCGTACCTTTCAGATAAAATTCCTGTAGGAACAACTGTTACCGTTCAACCCCCAACATACGTAGATTTCTACGTAACTTTAACAGTGGTAGCAAACCCTGCGTTTAATAACGCAGATATTGAGCAAGAGATTAGAGACGTATTTCTAAACCCTGGTGGGTTGTTTGCGTACGAAAGTGTTGACTTTGGTCAATTAGTGGCTTACTCAGCCGTTATGTCTAAGGCTGCTTTAGTACCAGGTGTTCAATCAATTATCATAAATAAATTAAATACTGATAACTCCAGCAGTGCTTCTACAGCTGGTGTACAGCTGTCCTCTGGTCAAATCCCAGTGTTACAGACTACTAACCTAATTATTAACGTTAGCGGTGGTTTGTCATGACAGTACTTGTAAAATCTTAGAGAATAAACCAAGAGAATAGAATAGGTGAGAAATGGTTGCTCAGTATCCTTCAGCAATTAGGTCGTTTACTCCAAAGGTAGACCTTGTAGACACAGTTTTTGCTGACCACGTAAACGTCCTTCAAGACGAAACACGTGCTTTACAGGTAACCCTGGGAACTACCCTTCTTGCTTCAACTAACTACTCAGGTATTTTTACTCAATCATCTACTTGGGCAAGTTTGTCTGCTCGTCTAGCTAATATTGAAGCTGGACTAGTTACTGGCGTAACAGGCTCTCCTTACTTTAAGAAAAGTGGAGACTCTATTACCCCAACCTCTGGAACAGTTGGATTAGCTCTAAAAACTGCGGCTGGTGCATCTAACTTAATTGAAACTAGAAACGCAGCAAACACTCTTAATTTTCGTGTTGATTTTGATGGCCTTCCAAAAGTAGGTAATAACGACGTTCTATACGTTGGTGGTACAGCCTATAACACGCTAAACGCAAAGGTAACTGCTGTTGAAACTATTGCAAAAGGAAATAGGTTTGATCCGTTTTTACTAGCTGGCATGTAACCTAATAGGAGCAAAATATGGCAAAATATGCGTTTGGGATTTATGGTAATCCCAGTTTTAAGTATGGTCAAAGCGACGCTGACCGACTTTACTACTCTTCCCAACTTACTGCTTGGGCGTACGACTACGGAGTTATTTCTTTACGTTGGAAGTCTGTAACCGCTGATCCAGCTGCAGTTGCTCTTGGAGAACAACTAACTCATTGGCGCCTAACAAAAAACTTTACTGGTACTCCTGATGGAGCTTATGCAGGAGAAGCTATTGCTTTTGATACCACCGGAACTTTCCTAACTAGCTACATTGATACGTCGTCAGACCTATCAAATGAAAATAGAGAAGTAACTTACACATTATGGATTTTTAGTAGTTTATCTGGGTGGATAAATTGCGGCACAGCAAAAGTAAACACCATTATTGAGAATAAAACTCAAACTTACTTTAAAAATTGGCTGCCCGCCGCTTGGTTAAACGAAGAAGACGGTGTAGGAGACGCAGTTGGAGATTACAACGAAAATGAATTTACAGCTGTTTTAGATGCTTATGGACTTGAATACGACAAAATAAAAGTACAGGCAGAGCTGTTATATAACTCTTTTGATGCGTACAAAATTCCATCTAATCTATTAAAGAATAAGATTACAGATCTTGGGTTTATTTATGAACCTGCTTTGGGAGACACTTACCACCGTTCTTTGTACAAAACAGGAAACTTTGTAAACTCTGCTAAAGGCACTAAAGCAGGGATTACTACCTATGCCACTGCCCTAACACATTGGGATAGCGACATTACCTATGGGCATAACTTATTTTTAGATTACAACGATTCATCTTTTGAAGAATCAATTGGTCGTTGGTCAGCAACTAACGGAACCCTAGCTGTATGTACTTACGCAAACACGTTATCTACTTTGGGAGAAGCAATCCCTGCAGTTGTCCCAAACCTATTTAACAGAGATTACCCACTACGCTCAACTTCTGTAGGAGTAGTAACAGCAAGCAGCACTAGTGATATAACTTTACGTTGTCCAGGAGTTTCTGCTAGTTCAATTCTTTATGGAATCCCAGTTACTGCTGGAGTAAATTATGTATTTAAAGGTTACATTCGAGCTATTACTAATAACTACACTGCAGTAGCAAAAATACAATGGTTTGATAGTGCAGGCGCATCTATCTCTACAACTGCATCTGGACCAACAGTTACCGCAGGAACAGGTTTTTGGGCTAACTTTGCATCTATATCAACTACTGTAGAGGGAGGGTTTACTGCACCCGCGGGCGCAACGCATGCAAAACCCACATTAGTTATAACTCCAACTGCTACAAGCGATAAATTTGTATTAGACATGCTTCAATTTAGAGCTTTGCCTGCAATTGAAATATCTCCTATAGCTAAACTTCCTGGGTATACCTACGAGGACGCCCGCTTAGTAAAACTAAAAATTAACCCTGATCTTTCAAATATAATTCCAAACTCAAACTTTGTTAACGGCATTGGCGGTTGGGAACCTTTTAACGCTGAAGTTGTTCATCAAAATTTTGCTGCAGGACAAGACGGAGTAAAGTTAACCGCTCTGTCAGCTGGTCGAGTAGGGTTTGTATCTGACTGGATTCAAACAGCCCCAGGAAGCCCCCATAGTTTTTCTGTATTTGTAAAGGGACCGGCAAGAACAGCTAAGTCTCGTATTGAGTTCTCAGCACCTCAAACTGAAGAAGAACAAACAGCAGTACTAACAGATGTTGATGGGAAGTTCTTTAAAAAAGAACCTTATTTTGCTGATAGTGAAAGCATCACGTTAAATGCAACTACGTTTACTAAAACAACAGTTACTGCAGTATCTGCTGTAGAAACCCCTGACTACGGTAAGCCTGTAGGAAAGGTTTCTGTATACATAGACAACGCTCAATTAGGTGACGTCTTTTACATTACTTACCCTATTTTAACCCAGTCTTCTAGCCCTCAAGATTGGTTCTGTGGAAGTAACGGAATAACTTTTAGCGACCCTAACGTTACTACTTATTACCCAACTAATGATCTTACATGGGAACGCAAAGACCAATTTAACATGGTAAGTCTTTCTACTTTAGAGAACGTTTCAAAATGGACTGGAGCTTCTGGGTCTACGGTAACTGTACAAACTGGCGGAACAGTAAAGTTTGGAACTACCTCTATGAAAATTTCTGCTACTGGAGGCGGAGCTGCAACTACAACTGTAAAACTCCCTATGGGAGCTGCAAAGGGTGGAGAAGACAT